GGTTTGTGGCCGGGTTCTCGCTCTCCAGGAACTCCAGCCGGTAGCCGGCGCAGTAGTCGCGGGCCACATATCCGTTGCCCACAATGTTCTGGCTGTCCACGATGGACCGGATCAGCCGCTTGTTGCCCGGCTTGTCCACTTTCTGGAAATATGTGCGGATAAAGTTGTTTCCGTCCCAGTCGAAGAAACGCCGGACAGAAAACCACATATCCTTGGGATCCGTGGTGGAGGGATAGGCCGCTGTCTTGTTCCCCCAGGACTTGAAACCGTTCATATTGATGGCGGTGGTGATCCCGTTGGCGTTCAGCATATCGTTGGCCTGCTGCTGGTCCAGGACCACCTCGGTGCCGTCCGCCAGCACCGTGGCGGTGATCCGCAGGTCCTTATTGGACGGGCTTTCATAGGGCACGTCCGCATTGGTGGCGTCCGTGTAGGCTGTCAGGGCGCCGAACATGGCGGAATAGTGGTAAATCTTATCCCCCACCGCCACCATGGGCCACAGGGCCATGGCGTGGTTGGAACTGGCCCCCATTTTCTCCTTGGCCACCTTGGCGTCCGTGTAGACGGCGGCCCCGTTCTCCCCGTCCGTGGGAATATCCAGCAGACAGTTGCAGACGAAAACGCCGTTGATGGCCTCGGTTTTCGCCTGGAGCGCCGCCGCCACCACCGCGTCCCCGCTCCAGCCGGGGGCCAGCAGCAGGCCCGGCACCATGCCCAGCTTTGGGTAGATGTGGCGGATCAACTCCATGCCCGTTTCCTGGCCTGTCATGGCGTCCACGCCGCCCACCACGTCCGCACGGGTCACACCGGCGGGGTTCAGGCTCTTGGACGCCACGGACAGCGTGTGGGCCTCCTTGGCCGCCTGGGACAGAATGGTGATCAACACGTTGCCGTCATTGTCGTGGGCGGCAATATAGTCACTCTCCGCCACCAGGGCGGCGTCCCCGTTCTTGACCTCCAGGGTGTCCAGCAAGACATATGGCTTTTTATAAACCACCTGGCCGTCCGCCACGGGGCAGTCCTCCGCCGCGTTCACGGTGGTGTGGCTGGCCTTGCTGGGATCCAGCACGTTCACCAGGATAATGGGCGCCACATTGAACACGCGGAAACAGGCGTCAATGCTCTGGCACAGGGTAAAGTCCTTGAAGTTGTCGGAATACCCCACATTCTGCTGGCACTCCGCGAAAGAGTAGCACAGCATGGGCTTGTTTACCGCCGCCGCCGGATCTCTGGACAGGTGAATGGGGGCGGTGCCGAAAATCACCTGCAGGCCCGCGCTGCCCTGAATGGGGGCGGTCAGGCTGGTGTCGATCTCGCTGTTGTATACGCCGTGAAAATACGCCATTTTGTTCTCCCTCCTTTAGCCGTTCCCCTGGGCCTTGCGGTACAGGGTGTAATAGCGCCCGGCCCCGGTGTGGAACTGGCGCCGGACCTCCGGCAGCTGCTCCAGGGGGACCACCAGGCCGCCCAGGACCGGGTTTTCCTTTGTGGCCTCCTCCAGCGCGGTGGGCACCCCGTTGGTGTAGGTCGTGAACTGTACGGCCACGCCGGGGATGGTGGGGCCGCAGTAGACCACCGGGCCAGCGGCCTGGGCGGTCTTTTTGGGGTCTTTGCTCATGTTTCTGGCACCTCCTTGAAGATGGCCGGCGCGGCCAGGTTCAGCGCCACACCGGCGAAATAATAGGGGTGGGTGTCCTCCTCTTGTGTCACCCACTTTACGGGGTATTGCACCTCATACCGCCGGCCCACTATGCCGTTTTTGCCGTAGTGGGTCATAATGGTGTTGACGATGTGGAGCGCGTCCCGGAAACCCTGGCGTCCCGGATCCGGGTCATAGACGCACACCACCAGAATGACCTCCACCTGCTGGCGGGTGTCCTGGGCCGGCAGTTCCCCGCCAGGCACCCGGACGATCACATAAGGCTCCGGCACGTCCTCCGGCTCGGTTTCCGCCGTGGGCTGGTCCTCCAGCTGTTCCTCCTCCGGGTCCTCCTCCACGGGTTCCGGGTCCGGTTCAATGTCCGCCCCCGCTCGGATCGGCAGGTCCTGGGGGTATACCCGGATCCGCCGATCCTCACCTGCGGAATTTTTCAGGGTTTCCCCCTGGAAAAGCTGTTCCAGGTCCGCCACCACGGCGTCCTGCAAAAATTCTTGTGTCACGTCCCGGTTTCCTCCCTGAACTTTTCCGCCGCCTCCAGATAGAATTGGTGGGAACATTGGGCCATAAACCCTAAAGATTTCCGCATATCGTTAGCGGTCTTGCACCCGGTTTTCATCTTGATCTCCACCTCAGTTCCGTCCTCGCTGCGGTAAATATTGCTGTATTCAGTCATAAAATCCCCAATCCTTTCTGCGGCCTCTTGACTTGTGACTTTTTGCCGCTTATAATCATTTTGTGGAAATAATCAGCATATCGCTGGTATATCCAGCGAAGAAAGGAAAACGAAAATGAAAAAGAGCGAAAATGGAAAACCCAAACGGAAAAAGTGGCCCATCATTCTGGCGGTTGTCCTTATCCTTGGCGCTATTTCCTATTTAGGCGGAAATAGCGTAGATCAAAAGGGAAATAGTGATCAACCGCCGAATACCTCCACCCCGGACAACTCCACGCCGCCTGATACCCCCGCGCCTACCGCTGTAAACCCGCTCATGGAGACGGAACTACATATTGCCGATGTAATGAATGGTTTTGGCACTGAAAAAATCGGGGAATGGGGCTATATCGAGATTTCAAAAACCGACATGGCCACCGTGACCGGCGAACAGCTTACAGAATTTTGTCAAAACAAATGCGACGGTAGCGGCTTAAATTGGGTTGGGATTGTCCTTGATGATGGCTCCGGTCTCCACGTCACGCCCGGCGCTTGGTTCGTCCAAATTGATTACGGTATGATTGACATTAAAACCGCCACTTTTTCGGACAAAGTTGGTGCCGTTATGCCGGAAACCTGGGCAGACGATACTCCTATTGGCTATAAGTACGTTTCTTTTGAAGAACTGTATGAAATTCAGGACGGTGTTGAAAATCTACTGGATAATCAATATGGCGGTTTTTATTCCTGTACGGTTGACTTTATGGAGGATGGCCCCGGCTATTCTGTTTCTTTGCTGACAGACAATGCTGCCGATATTGAAACCTTGGAGGCCCTTGTGAATAGTCTTGGCGATAGCCGGATAGCTGACATTCAAATTACAGCTATGCAGGACGGCAAAATTACAGCGACTAATTAAACCGCACTTGCGGCCCTCCGGGGCCGCTTTTTTATGCCGCCCTGCGTTCCAGTGTCCGCTCCACTTGTCTCTGAATATGCTTTTGCAGGATGGCGTAATAGTCCATTTCCGCCTCCTCATAGCTTTTCCCATAGAGGAACGGGACCGCCGGGGCCAGCAGTTTTTTTACCGGTAGGCGTTCCTTGCCTCGACGTTGCACAATAGCGGTGTGTCCGCTTTTGAACGTGGTTTCAAACGCTTTTCGCCCATCAACCTCCAGCGCCGTCAACTGGCTTTCGTTCAGGACTTTCAGCATGGCCGCCGTTGTTTTCGTGTTCCTGCGCGTCATATAGGCCATAACGTCCACCATAGTCCCTTTGGATAACAGGCCGGCCTCCAGTGTGCCCCCCGTGGCCCGCTCCAGGAACATACCGCCCCGCTTTTTTTCTTTCAGGATCCTGTCGTCTGTGATGGCGTATCGTTTCCGGGCTTTCTTTCCCATTGTCCGCTTCATTTCATTGGCCGTTGCGTTCAGTGCGGACGCCAACACACTGGGGGCTTTTAATTGATCTGGTATGCTGTCCAGCTGGCGAATAATTTTTTGCAGTTCTGCGTCTGTGTCGATCTGCAAAATATTTTGATGTTCGCTCACGATTTTGGCACCCCCAATTCAATGGAAAAAATCCCGGCCTCCTCTTTGCAGTCCACGATCCTGTATTGCTGGCGGTCCAGTGTCAGAACTGCCCCAATAGCCGGGCGCGGCCCAAAGTCGGACCGGGCCACATAGATCAAGCGGCGGGATTTATAAAGGCCGGTCTGTTGTACGCCCAATTTCCCTTTGTCCCGCTCCAGCAGTTCGTTTTCATCCACCAGCACCGCCATTTTTTTGCCGTTGACGGTGTGGGTGTCCGCAAACTCCAAACGGTTCAAAAAGACATTGGGCACGTCCGCCGCGATACACTCCTTAAAGCTGGGGGCGCCCATTACAGGGCACCCCCGCCGTTTTCGGGGTCAGTGGCGTGGGCCTGTACCTCCGCCGCCGCGATCAGCTGCGCCCGCTCTTGCTGGTTCTTGGCCGCCGAAACGTCCACGCCCAGCTTTGCCGCCAGGTCCAGCAGGTCCTCCTTTTTCATGCGCTCCAGCTTTGCCGCGTCCAGGTGGCCGGTCAGCATGGCGGGCGCTCCGCCGCCCTGGCCGTTTTCACCCTCTCCCGGCGCGTTCTGGCCACCCTGGGCGGCGTTTCCACCGTCGCCGTGGTCCTGCCCCTCCCCGGTGCCGCCGCCGTTCTGGAGGCCCCCAGGGGCGAACAGGGCGCGGATCTGTTCCTCCATGCTGGAGGCGCCCACAAACTCCCCGGCGGTGTCCTCGATGGTCACGCCCATGGCCCGGATGGCCTCCGCCGCCTGGTCGTTCACCCTGGAGCGCCGGACGGCCTCCCGGATGGCGGCGCGGGCCGCGTCCTCCACGTCCGTGCCCGTCCACGCCGCGCTGTTGGCTTTCAGCCAGGCCGCCACCATTTTGGGATCCTGGGCGGGGATGGCCTCCCCGCGTTCATAGGTCCGGCCCATGTACTGGATCGGGCGCTGGGCAATCAGTTTTTTCATGCTCCAGCCCTCCGATCAGCCCAGCAGCTTGACCAGCACACTGGTGGCGGTGGTGACGGCGTCCGCCGCCGCATAGCCGGCGGGGGTGTTCCCGTCCGCCGTGGTGGTGATGGCCTCCGCCGCCGCGTCATAGTAGACGGCGGCCCCCTGCTTGATCTCCTCGGTGTTGGCCTTGGCCATGGCGAACACGCCCACAACATGGACGGCTCCCTGTTCTCCGGCGCTGATAGGCGCGGCGGCTACCCCGATCCTGGTGCCCAGGCTCACCACCGCGCCGTTTTCCACGTTCTCGGTGGGGAAATAGTCCAGGGTTTCGCCTCTCTGGTAATAGGTCGCTTTCATGTTCTGTTCCTCCTTACTGCCCCATGGGCACACCGTTGTTACGCAGGATCCCCCGGAAATCCGCGTCATTGATCCCCCAGTCCAGCCAAATGTCCCACAGATAGCCCAAATAGCCGGCCTTTTCGGACCGCCGGAAACTGGGGGCGGTGGTTCCGTTCAGATAGTCCACCTGTACGGACTTCACCAGCCTTGGATCTGCCGCCATAAACCAGGGGCAGGCGGCACCAGCGGACAGGATATTCAGGACGGCCTCCTGTACCACTTTGATCTTGTTCCTGTACTTGGTATTCAGCACGTTTACGGTGTGGCTGCCGATCCCCTCCACGTCGATCTGCGCCGTGCCCAGGATCTGCTCCACTTTCATGCCGTAGCCCACAGGCACAATGATGGTGGCAGGCTCCACCATAATGCTTTCGCCAAACTGGTCCGTCTGCAGTCCCATCATTTCAATCATTTTCATCAGCACCGCAATACTGGGGGCGCTGCCCGTGGCGATCAGGTTCTTGTGGGCCTCGTCGAACAGTGGGGCGCCGTCGAAAATTGCGGGGTTCTTATAGATCCGCTCATATACCTGGCGGTTGATCTTCTGCTTGGCCTTACGGGTGTACTGTTTCGGCATATTGGCCAGGAAACCAATGTCGTCATTGATAAACGCCTCGCGGGTCATACTGAACTGGGTGGCGTAGGTGTCCAGCTTGCGGGTGGGTAGCAGGTCCGTTTCCAGGGTGCTGGCCTTGATCTCCCCGCCCTCGGTCACTTTCTGGAAGTCGCCGCCGCCCATGACATACTCATGATCCTTGCTGGCCTTGAAGTCCGGCAGGGTCCCCTTGCTGGTCCATTCCTCAAAGGTGGCCGGCACAAGGTCATACTGCTGGACAATGGCCTTTTTGATGGCGTTGTCCATGATGGCGGGGAAGTCCGCCGTGGAACTAAAGAACTGCTTTACCGCCGTGTCCCACAGGTCAGCACGGGACCGGCGCAAAAGTTCCGTTACGGTTCCCTCACCGCTGCGGGCCATGCACTCGATCAGCATATCCCGCATGGACATACCCCGCATATCCTCCGCGCCCTGGGCGGGCTTGTCCAGTTCCACACCCGCCTGGATCAGCATGGCGTCCCTGGCGGCGTCCCGGAAATTGTCCATTCCGCTGTCCCTGGCACCTACCACCACCGGGGCACCGTGCTGGATCATGTGCTCCACGGCTGCGGCCCGCACGGTATCCATGGTGGCACCGTTGCGGATATGCTCCGCCGGGTCCATGCCGGTCTGGCGGCACAGGGCCAGAATGTCATTGATCCGCTGGCGCTCCTCCGCCACGGCCCGCTGGATGTTCTCCCCGTTGGTGGTGCTGGGCGCTCCGGCATGGGGAGGGGTGTGGGTGTTCACGGGGTCCTGGCCGCCCACGCTGCGCTGGCCGCCGGCAGGCTCACCGCCGTGGCCATTGTCGTCCGGCTCCGCGTCGATCTTGCGCTGGAGATCGTCATACTCCGCCTGTTCCTCCGCCGTCAAGCCGCGCCCGGCGGCGCGTGCAGCGTCCACAATGGCCTGCTGCCGCTCGATCCATTTCTTTTTCATGTTCTTGCTACCTCCAATACTTGTTTTTGTTGATCTGGATTTGTCTTTCATACAGGGATAAATCCGGCGGCCCGTTATCGGACCTGCCCACGCCCACGGTGGCGTCCGCAGGCACGGACACAATGGACATTTCCAGCGCTGTCCATTTCCTGGCGATATGACATGGGCCAGTGAAACGCCCGTCCGCAGACACGGCCCCGGCCTTGACCTCCTCCCAGGCGTCCACGGAATAGCGCACGGACGTGGTTTTCAGTGTCCCGGTCTTGACCTTTCCGAAAATCTTTTCGGCATCGTCGTCGCTGTCAAACTCAATTTCTGCCATACCCCGGTTGTTCTCCACCCAGGCCCGGATCACCTTGCCCACCACTTTGTCCACGTCATGGTTGAACAAGACCACGCCCACCGCGTTCATGCGGGACAGGTCCACCGCGCCGGGGCCGTGGTCCAGGATCTCCATGCCGAAATAGCGCCGGTATGGCTCCTCGCTGGAAAAGCTAACTGTCCGCCGCCGGCTGTTCTCTGCCTCCGCCGGGCTGTTCGCCTCCCGCGTCAGAATCTCCCCCATGCTCCGGATCGTCTGCTTCTGTTCCTCCTTCGGTGCCGCTCTGCTGTGCTGCTGTCGTTCCAGTTCCAAAAATTACACCTCCCATATCAATCCCTTTTTTGCGGCCATACTCCAGGACCTCCGCCAGTTCGTCCACGGCCTCTTTCCAGTCCTTGCCCTTTTCTGCCTGGAGGTCCTGGAAGGTTTTTTGACCGCTTTGCAGGGCGATCTTGTCCGCGCTTGCCTCTTTCGCCGGGTCAATCCACTTTTTCGGTGCCTTGACCCAGGAATGATCCATATAGTCCTCTTTGCGCTCCCAAAAATCCGGCACAGAAAACAGGCCAGACAGCACCCCCGAAATTAGAAAGTTTTCGTACACCTCGGACATGAACGCGGTTAAAAGTTCGATCTCCTCCGTGTATGTGTTTTCATCCTCCAGGGCATTTTGACGGGCGGACGAATAGGTGGCCCCGCTCATGTCGCGGCTTACCGCCTCATAGGAAAGGCCCTGGCCCGCTCCAATTAGTCCCTGCTGTGTTTTCAGGAACGCGGTGGCGTCGGTGGCCGCCCCTTTGGGATCCACCACCTCCACGTCGTCCCCGGCTCCCAGTTCCATGATCATGCCGGGCGTCATTTTCTTGCCGGAATAATCCACCTGGCCGCCCTTGCCGTTCCAGTTGCTCCGCCCGGTTCCTCCGCTGGGCAGGGTCTTTTTTATCACCAGGCCCACCAGGGCGGCGATCCGTTCCTTGATGGCCACGGCGGTGATAAACTCGTTTGTGTCGCGCACTCTTGTGATTGTCGGGGACATATCGGACATTTCCCGCAGTTGGCTGGGGCGGTGTTTGCTCTTGTAGAAAAACACGTCCTTGGCCTCAATAAATGCCGGTTCTGCCAGCTGCCAGCCCTCTATGTCATACTGGCGGATCCAATATCCCACCGGGCGGCGATATTGGTTATACTCAATACCACCCACCACTCTGTTTCCCTGCTGGTGTGGGGTTGCCTGGGTCTTGTCCAGTTCGTCAACCTCCAGGCATTGAAGTTTGAACGGGACCACACCGCCACGGGTGTGGCGGTACAGGACGATCATGCCGCCGTCCACCTTTTTCCGTTCCACCATCATGCGCAAAATTTCATTGAAAGACTGTTCCCCGGTCACGTCGCAGTTGCGGGCCTTGCACCAGCGTTTCCACGCCTTTTCGATCCGCTTGTCCAGTTCGTCGTTTCCCGTTGTGGCCCGCAGGGTGTAGCCCTTGCCCACCACGTTCCGCTTGTAGGCATGGAGGACGGCCTGGGCTATATCGCTGTTCCGCTCCAGGTCCCGCGCCCGTGCCCGCACAATGTCCCGGCTGTATTTATCGGTCGCCTCTGCGCTTTCGTTCGTGACCCGCCACCCGGAATTGATCCGGCCATTTCCGGCGGCGTCGTACCCTCGCAGTTCCTCCAGCCCTTGCCGCCACAGTTCCCGCTCGTAGGCATGGCGCGGGGACACGGCGGCGATCATGTTGTCAAACCATCCCACGCCGATCACCTCCCGTCGAAGTACGCCACATAGGTGCGCCCCAGCAGGTGGCCGCTCTCCTCGGTGGCCAGCTGCGCCTCCAGGTCGTCCCGCATGGATTTCAACATGGCCAGGTCCGCACGGGTCAGGGACCGGCTGCCGATCTTGTAGGACTGGCCGCCACACAGCACGGTGGTGATGGCGGTATTTACCTGGGCCAGCATTTCCGCCGGTGTCATTTTCGTTTCGTCCATGGCTCCCTCCGGTTAAATCCATTCTTCATTTTTGCGGATCCAGTCCTCCTCTGGCTCGGTTTCCTGCCTGGGAGGCGGTGCCGCTGGCGGTTTCTCCGCCTGCTCCTCTGTGTTCTGGAGGAATAGGGACCGGACTTCCAGCACGTCCGCCGCAGCGGCGGCGTACACCTCGCAGTCCAGGTAATGGTTAGCCGCGTGGGAGGTTTTCAGCGCCCACCGCTGGACCGCTTTGCCGTTTTTCCGCTCGGTGATCTTGTGTTCCGCCGTGACCTGTTCCGCATATTCCAAGTCGCAGTCCTTGTGTACCATCCAGGATCCGCGCCCGTTTGGCCGCCTCATTCTGGCGGCGATCATGTCCTTGTATTTTCCGCCGTCCACCAGAACCAGCTGCATACCGTTGGCGCGGCTCCCCGCCTTGTCCACGGTGGAAATTCTGTAATGTCCCTGCATGGTGGGGACGCCCTTGCAGGGCCGCACCCATTCCGCATTGATCAGGCAGAACTCATAAACCGCGTCGGTCTGGTCGCCGCTGTCCATCAAGGCCAATTCCACCATCATTTTTTCGCCAGACGGCAGGGAAAAAGCGGTATTCATAACCCGCTCCACCTCCACCATAGAAAGGGCCTGGCCGTGGGCCACGTTTTGGCTGGTCATAAAATCGCCCCAGGCCCGGATCGTCCAGTACAGACAATTTTCCTGCACGTCGATCCCAGCGGTCAGCAGTTTGGTCCACTCTGGCAGTTCCCAGGCGGGCACGTCGGTCTGGCGCTCCATAACCAGGTCTGCATTGGTTTTCAGCTTGGTGTCCTCCCACGGCTCCGCTAACCACGAATTTGTGAAGTTTTGCAGCAGTTCCGGGTCGTCTTTGCTCCGCATGAACTCCTTGGCAATATCGGAAAAGCGGGTAAAAGGGGAGTACAGGGTGGAGATCCAAAAGGCCACGCTTTTGGGCTGTGCCGTGCTTTTTCGCACATACTCCCACCGGCCAGCCTCCAGCATTTTGCCCTTGTCCTGGTCCGTGATCACGCACTCACACGCCTGGCACACATAGCTTGCCATTTCCGCCCGCTCCGCGTTGTCCGGCACATCGTCCTTACTGGGCCACTTGATTTGTGCAAATTTCAATTCGATATACTGGCCACAATGGGGGCATGGGACGAAATAGTGTTTTTCCGCGTCCGCCTCCTCTTTGGCTTTCCAGATGTGACCCGTTTTCAGCGTTGGGGTGGAGGTTATAAAAATTTTCCGGTTGGTCGTGTAGGTCTTTGTCCGCTCTATGGCCAGCGAAACGGGATCCGCCTCTTTCTTGCTTGCCCCTGGGTATTTGTCCACTTCATCCAGGAACAAATAGCGGATATTTGTACTTGCAAGATCCGCCGGGCTGTTGGCGCCGTTCAGGTAGACGGTCATGGTGCCGAATTTCAGCTGTAATTTTTTGCTGATATGCTCCCGGTATTTCTCCGCCAGCACCTTGCAAGCCTTGATCATTGGCTCCAGCTTGGCGTCCACGGTCCGCTCCGCCAGGTCGTCCGACGGGTACACGATCATGGTCGGCCCTGGTGCCTGGTCGATCAGGCTGCCCAGCATATTCTCCATGGCGGACGTTCCGCCCACCTGGGTGGGTTTGACGAAAACAATTTTTTCCACCACGTCGTCGTCGAATGTGTCCATGATCTCCACCAGGTAGGGGGTCACGCTGTTGCGCCATGGCCCCGGTATGGCGTTCCCGTCCGGCAGTATGCGGTGCTTTTCGGCCCACTTGGAAACTGACAGGCGTTTTCGTGGGCGCAGGATCTCAACGGCGGTTATAATCCAGCCCGGCACCTCATAGCGTTTTACACGAAACTTTTTCACCGTTTTGCCTCCTCCGGCTCCACCACGGCGGCGTCCACGAATAGGGCCAGCATATCCTCCAATTCCTTGCGGGTGGCCCGCTCGATAGCGCGGGCGGTGGCGGCGTCCGTATAGCTGGCCACGGTGCCCGCCACCCTGCTGGGTATGTTCATGGCAAAATTTTTGAACGTGTCCATAAACTCCGCCAGCTGCTCGGTGGCCGCCGCCGTTTCGATGTATCGCCCCTCGGCTATGTCCGCCTTTATGCTGGCAAGCTGGCCCTGGCTCTCTTTCAGCTTCACCTCGGCCTCCAGCTTTTTCAGGGCCAATTCTGCCGTGCGGCTTTTCTCCCCGGTTTCCTGGGCCTTTTGCTCGATGTGGGCAATATACCGCTGGACCGTTTCGCAGGTCCTATATTTCCGCGCTCCGCCGCCGGGTGGGACCTCGGTTTCCAGCACCCCGTCTTGGGTTAGTTGCTGGACCCTGCGGCACCCCTTAAATCCCAGCATTTGGGCGATCACTCCCGTGCTGGACCACTCCGGCACGGTCCCGGTCAGGACCGCCGGCTTTTCCGCTTTCGGCTTTTTCGGCGCCGCCTTTTTCGCGGCTGTTTTCTTCTGCTCCGCCACTGGAGGCGGCCCCCTTTCCCGCCCCGGCGGTGGAGGTCCGCCGGTTTCGTTTTTTCTTCCCGCGTCCGTTTCGCATTTTGACCCGCTCCGGCCCGCTCGGTTATCCCCCCCTTTAGGGGGGATAAATTCCGGCGGCGTTTTTGCTATGCGTAACGTAACAGGCCAAAATTTTTTTGGTTTTATGGGCAAAAATACCAGGACTCCTTTGCCCCGCGTTGGTTTTAGGCCCAGGGAGGACCCGCGCCGGGGGGTGGCCGTCGATCTCACGGGCCTGTTGGCCTGCGTCCCGGCCTCCCGGCGCGTCCCTGGAGGGCGGCGGGGTGAAAGGATAAAGCCCCCGCCGCACACCCTCCGCACCCATGGAGCGAAAAGCGGCGGGGCCACCAGGTTTCTGTCCCCTGGCGGCCCCTGTACTCCTTGCGGCTTTTCATGCTATCAATATAGCACAGGCAATAGTCCAAAAGTGTCCACACTTTTCAGCCCGGCCATTTTATTTCTTGGCCCCTCTGTTCCTGGCCTTAAAATCCCCCAGCAGTTTCCCGCTTTGCTCATTCCTGGCCAGCCTGTCCAGCGCGGTGTTGTAATAATTAAATACCGCCGAACGGCTCAAATATACTTCCTTGGCGATTTGCTCCCACGTCTTGCTGTCTATATGCCGCATTTCCACCACGGTCCGCTCCATGGACCCCATGGGCAGCAGGTCGATCAGGTCCATAACATTCTGGACGGCCCTGGCCATTTCCGCCTGCTGGGCCTCGATCCGCTCCTCCACGTCCGCGATCTGAAAGACAAGGGCGCCCGCCCCGTCCGGGTGTACCGGCTTGGCGGATGGCGTGGCCCGGAACGCCGGGGCGGTGGATGGCCCCCGCAGTTCTGCGGATAGTGTGCGGCGGCGCTCCTCCAAAATCCGCTTTTTCTGTTTGGACGCGTGATATTGCTGCAGGTAGCGTTTCACCGCCTCCCGCTCCAGTTTGTCCCCCGTTGTCTTTCTGCCCATGGTTACACCTCGGTTATGTCAATTCCCAGCTTGTCCTTTATCAGCTTTCGCTTTAGCAAATATTCCTTGGTCCGCGTTGGGCGGCTTTTCACGTCCTCCACCACCAGCGCCCCCATTGGCCCGTACTTTTTCCGCAGTTCCTCCGGGGCGTTCTCCGATAACT